TCCCCGTGCTCGTGCTGGACCTCAACCCGCGCGAGCAAGCGGAGTTCTTGGCGCTGTTCGACCCGCTCGGCGACCTCGCCGGGTTCGACCGCGAGAAGTACCTCTCGCTCGCCGAGGACTTCAACAGCACCAACGCGGCCGTGCAAGCGCTCGTGGCAGACCTGGCCAAGGTGGACACGGGTGGCGGTGGCGCAGACCTTCCAACGGGCGGCGGCGACCCGCCTAACTTTCTACCTGGGTCAGAAGACGAGCAAGGGCAACTCGACAAGAAGAAACCGATCACGTGCCCACATTGCGGGGAAGAGTTCACGACGTGAGCACCAAGGCCGCGCTCAAGATCGACTGGTGCACAGCGGAAGCCGCTAGATACGCGGTTGAGAACTGGCACTACTCAAAACAATATCCCGTGTCGAAGAACATCAAGATCGGCGCATGGGAAGGCGGGCAATTTGTCGGCGCGATCATGTTCGCGACAGGAGCCAACTACCAAATAGGGGCACCGTTTGGCCTTAAACAGACCGAAATATGCGAGTTGGTGCGTGTCGCGCTTCGGTCACACCAGACTCAGGTTTCCAGGATCATGTCCATTGCCATGGCGTTCCTGCGTAAGCACTGCCCGGGCACGCGCGCGATCATCAGTTATGCAGATCCGGTACAGGGCCATCATGGCGGCATCTACCAGGCAGGAAACTGGATATATCTGGGTATGACGAGCGCTAGCTTTGAGTATAGGCATGATGGAAAACGTCTCCAGAAGAGAGCATATACCGGGCTCAACTTTGGGGAGACATTTAGGCGAGCGCCCCCGGCCGGGACCGTAAAGGTTCCTGTGCCAGGGAAGCATAAATATTTTTACCCGCTGGACGACGCCATGCGCGCGCAGATCGCCCCGCTCGCGAAGCCCTACCCGAAACGCCCAGTTGACAGCAAGGCATAGCGTGCTGCATACTGCTCGCGCGTCGGAAAAAGCTCGCCCGGTGGCTCCACCATCGGAGAGGGCGGCGCAGTCCCGACCCCGACGCTCCACGTTGCCACTGCGCGCGTCCTGTCGCATGCTCCCGAAGTGAGCCTTGCCGATCTAGCCGCTGCCTTCCGCCGGGGCCTTCAAGAGCCTGTCCCGACCCGCGTCACTGCCTCCCACGAGGACCGCATGCGTGAGGCCGCGCGCACGTACGACTGGCAGATCCAGGACATGACGCGCCGACTGCGCTCCTGCCGCGACCCGCGGGAGAGTGCCTCGCTCCACGCGCGGATCACGGAAGCGCGCACACGGCTGGACGGCACGCTGGCCATGCTGCAAAAGCTCGCCGACGAGGCGCCGCGCGCTGACTATGAGGCCGCGCCGTCGTTCGAAGTGCACCTGAGCTACCCGGCGCGCCCCGGCGCGGACAGCGCGCTGCGAGAGGCCGTCCACGTGGTCCTCGGCGATGTGGACGCGGTGGCAGCAGCAAGCGGTATCGCGTCGCCTGACGTCGCCCGCGTGCTGGACGCAGTGAGCGCGCTCCTCGCGGCACGGCTCGCGAATGTCAACGCGGCAGACACGCCGCCGCAAAAGCCCTAGAAACCAAGGCTGCGCGCGCGGCGGATTGTGCTAGCCGTAGCCACGAACGCGCCGCATGCTTGGTGTACGCTTGCGCTCGCCGTGTGGTGAGCCCGCAAGCTCGCAAGCGTGCAAGTACAGCAGCCCGGCCGATGGGTTTTCCGGCCCGCGCCTCGCCGGCCTGGTAGTCGCCTCACCTGGTTCCAGTCCTGGCTCTTCCTGCAATCGAAGCAGCACCGCTACACGACGGCGGTTGCCGCGCGACGGTCAGGCAAGACGGTCGGCGTTCGCGCGCGCATCATCGATGCGTGCCTCGATAAGGCGCCGGGCGACGTGGGGTACATGGCCCCGACGCTCGGGCAAGCGAAGCGCCTCCTGTGGCGCCCGCTCATGCGCGACCTGCGCGACCCGGCCGCGAAGCTCTTCGTGGAGGGACGCCCGAACCATTCCGAGCTGTCGGTCGAGTTCAAGAGCGGCGTCCGCCTCTACCTGTACAGCGCCGAAGCGTTCGAGCGCGTCCGCGGTGACGGCTTCAAGCTGTTCGTCACCGACGAGAGCGACGACCCGCTGTTCTCGGACGAGGTGTTCGACGAGGCCGTGTTGCCGGCGCTCTCGGACAACCTTGGACACCTGATTCAAGTCGGCACCCCGAAGGGACGCGGCCGGCTGTTCCGCGAGTACCGCAAGGGGCAACCGGGCGAGCATTACGACCCGCTGTACGCATCGATCCAGGTCCCCGCGTGGGAAGCTGGCATCATCGATCCGGCGGAGATTGAGCGCGCGCGGCGCACCCGCCCGAAGCGCGCCTTCGATCAAGAGTACGGCGCAACGTTCAACGCGCCGATCGGCCTCGTCTACGATGAGTGGAACGAGGAGCGACACGTCTGCGAGGCGCACCAACTGCCCGCGCGCGCCGAGTTCGATGATGTCGTGGTCGGTGTGGACTTCGGCACCGCCGCTCGCGGCGCGATGGTCGTGCTCGGCATCGATCGGATCATGGTTCCCGCCGTGGACGATCTTGACGAAGGCGAGCAGTCGCGCGTCTGGTGGGCGGAAGAGCACAGCGAGTCCGGCCTCGCGTACGCGGACCGCAGCGGCGACAGGATGGGCTGGTGGGGCATCGCTCGCCAGATTCAACGCGCGTGGCGCCCGTCGGTCTGGTACTACGACCCGGCCGGCGGCAGCGAGGACGCCACGGAGGCCCGCGCTGCGGGGCTCGGGCGACAGCTTGCCGAAGTGCTCCACGCCATCGACCCACGCGTCAAAGTGCTCCCTGCGGACAACCGCGTCGGCCCCGGCATTGCCGCGGTCCAACAGCACCTCCACTACGATGACCTCCTGAAGGAGCCGCCGCGCCTGCGCGTGGCCCGCTCGTGTGCGTGGTCGATCAAAGAGTTCGCGTCCTACCGTTGGGCCGGCGCCCGCGGCCGTGAGGACGAGTTCGAGGACAAGCCGGTCAAGGCGATGGACCATTGCCTTGATGCCGGACGATACGGCCTGTATACGCATCTCTACTCCACGCGTCGACGGGCTCGTCGCGATCACACGAGCTGGGAAGACCGAGCCGCCTGACCTGTGGACCTGCCTACTCTCGCCGCGCACCCGGAGCGCATCGTCACGACGGAGCGCTACCGCCGGATCGCGCAGCTCGACGCGTACTACCGCGGCACGCAGTACGACCACCTGCCCGACTGGTACACCGGCGAGAACCGCGACGGTGAGGCCGTGCCGCTCCGCGAGCGGCGCCCGTGCATCGTCTCGAAACTCCCCTCCGCAGCGGTCCGTCAGGCCGTGCGGTTCACGCTCGGCGAGGGCCGCTTCCCGCAGATCAAGGTCGGGGAGATCGAAGCGGCGCAGGCAGTTGCCGGCGTCACGCTGGCCGAGGACGAAGCCGCGGAGCTGACAGCGTACATCGCCGCGGTGGTGGCAGATGCGCGGCTCAAGAGCGTTGCCATGCAGGTGATGCGCACCGCGCTCGCGTGCCGCACCGGCGTGGGAGTCGCGTCGCTGCGTCGCGGTCACTTTTGCTGGGACCTTCCGCACCCGAGCGCGTGCCTGCCGGTGTTCTTCGAGGGGGATGTGGCCGGCGACGTGGACGCGCTTCTGTGGTGCTACCCGTTCGGGAAGACGATCGAGGAAGGCGACCGCTTCGTGGAGCGGATGCACTTCTTCCGGCGCGACTTCGGCCCCGAGGAGACGATTGCGTACCTGGATGCGCCCGCGCCGACCGTGGACCAGTCGATCGACTGGCAGCGTGACGAGGACCGCACCAAGCCCAACGAGTTCGGGTTCGTCCCCGCGGTGTGGGTCCGCAACATGCCGGATCCGCACTGCCACGACAGCGACGGACTGAGCCTGTACGACGGGCACCTGTCGGAGATCGACGCGCACAGCTTCGCGCTGTCGCAGCAACACCGCACGATCAACTACCACGGCGCGCCGCAGCCCTACGAGACGAACGTCGAAGACGGCGAGACGCCGGGCGCGATCGGCCGACAAGCGCGGCCCGTGCGCAAGGGCGACGGCACGCAAGGCTACAACTCCCTGATGGAGGGGCCGTTCGGTGTCAACCCGAAGCCCGCGCGCAAGATGGCGCCCGACTCCATCTGGACGTATCACGGCAAGGCCGAACTTGGTCTCTTGGAGACCAGCGGTAAGGCGTTCGAGATCAGCGGCAACCATGCGCGCAACGTCCGCGCTCGCTTCCTGGAGGCGCTGTCCGTGGTCCTGATGGACCCCGACACCGTCTCGAAGCAAGACCTTTCCGGCAAGGCGCTCGCGCGCATCTACGCGCCGCTCCTCGCGCTCGTGGACGAACTCCGCGAGCACTACTGGGACGCGATGCTGGCCCGCATGATCTCGATCATGCTGCGGATGACGGCGAAGCTCGGCGGCAAGGGCATCATGGTGCCCGGCGCCGAGCGCGCGGCGGAGATCCTCCAGCGGTTCAACGTGCCATTCGACGGCGCGACGCTTTGGATCGAGCCTCCGATGACGCCCGAGTGGGGCGCCTACTTCTCGCCGACGCCCGAGGACACGAAGGTCATCGTCGAGACGGCGGCCACCGCGAAGGGCGAAGGGCTCATCACGGCGGAGACTGCCACGCGCTACGTCGCAGCCGACTTCGGCATCGCCGACGCCGAGGCAGAAGCCGAGGAGATCGAGGGCGAGGCCAGCGACAAGGCGGACCGCGAGATGGCGTCGCTTCACGCGGCACAGAAGGCACTGGCGGCCGCGGAGACGCCGGAGGCAGCGCCGGAGCAACCTGCGCAACCGGCGGCTGATGCCGAAGCAGAACAGCCGGAAGACGAAGAAGAGGACGAAGAGAGGGACGACTAGCGAGTCACGAAGAGGATGGCTTTGCCCATCGCTTCGGCGAACTCAAGAGCGTCCGCATCCGATCCGAACGAAGCGCACCCAGCGACGCCGATCGTGATCTCGCCGGACGCAGGAAACTTGCCCACCACGAACACGCCGATCCCTTCCACGCTGCCGTCCAGGGCGGTGTCGATGTGGCGCCCGGCGCGGATCTCAAAACGCTTCTCTCCGTGCTCGTTCTCGCTGCTGCGCATTTCTACCATGCGCGCAACATAAGGCATCTGTCGGTGCTTCGCCAATGACCACCGACGAATTCCGCGCCATCCTCCGGTCGAGCGGGGAAAGCGACGCAGACATCGATCGGACGATCGCGGGCATCGCTGCCCGCGGCGCTCGACCCTGACAAGTTGTCCGCGATGTTCGCGCCCGATGTCGTGGAGCAGATCCTCACCAACTGCCGCGCCTGAATGACTCCCGCCGAGCGGCGCACCGCGTACGCGCTTCTGGCTGCCGAGGGCGCCGCTCTCGTCTCACTCCGCGCCACCATCCGCGCCACGGTGGACGGTGGCGCATCCGCCCGCAGCCTGCCTGACCTCGCGCGCCGCAGCGAAGAGCAAGCCCGCCAGACGCTCACCGCGGTCCGCCTCGCTGCCAAGCGAGCTGGCGCCGCGAGCGCGCAGACGGACCTTGCCGAGGTACTTCGCCGGGACGTGCAACTGCGGTACGTGGCGGAGCTCTCCCGCGACGAAGAGCGACGCGTCCAGACCGACGCCGCGTACATCGGCGCGGGCGTGACGGTGCTCGGTGGGCGGCTCCTCGAAAAGTCGTCTCGCGCCTCCGGCCCCGCGCTGGAAAAGGCGCTCGACGGCCGCGTGCGCACCATGGCCGCAACGCAAACCGGCGAGGCGTTCAACGACGAGCGCGACGCTGCGGCGACTCGCTACGTGCAAGATCCCGAGAACGTGTTCCTTCCGGTCATCCTCCGGACGTGGAACGCGCTTGTGGACGCTTGCCCCGTGTGCCGCGGACTGAACGGTACAAGCCGCCCACTCGGTGTGGACTACCCGAACGGACAGCGACCCGGATACGCGCATCCGCACTGCCGGTGTTTCAGTACGATCATGCCGATTCCCGCGTACATCACGCGCTGACGGCGAGGAGGAACGATGAGAAAGACGAAGCCCAAGGGCACCAAGAAGGGCAAGGGCTGCTGATGGCCTACTTCTGCGAGAAGACCGGGGCGCGCATCATCGCGCCCGGCGAGGTCGGCAAGGTCCTGGAGCACGACGGCTCGCCCGCGGCGGACGCCGCCGAGGAAGCCGTGCGCTTGCACATCCGCGAGCACTTCGAGAAGCGCAACATCGGCACGCTGGCGGACCGCCCGCCGCCCGATGCCGCGCTCGCCGCCGAGGCCGCGAGGGTCGGCGTGGAGGCGTTCGAGCGGGCCAAGAAGGCCGCGCCGAAGCCCGCCGAAAAGCCCGCGGGCCGATGATCTCGGGGCGGCTTGTCCGCCCCTGCGCGCCGTCGCGCGCCTGAACAGCAACCACCACACGAAGGAGCACCGCAATGGCGGTCACGTCCGGGACGGTTCACTCCGTCGACACCATCGAGGCCTGGCAGGATCTCCAGGTCGCTCGCGTCCTTTTCACCATGTCGGGCACGTACGCGCAGGCGGACAATTCCATCCTCGCGGGCGTCCCGACGCTCATCCAGAACAGCCGTCGCAACGGCAAGACGGTCACCATGCGCGGCGTGATGGTCGGGCAACCCGCGCGCCGCGCGTCGGCCCCCGGCACCATCTACGGCCTCAAGACGGTGGCCATCTCCTCGAGCGACGTCACGTTCGAGATCACGAACAGCGACTACAGCACCGAGTTCGCGGACGCGACCGCCATCCCGGAGCAGTCGCAGCCGTTCGGCATCATGGTCGCGTTCACCGAGGCGTGAGCCTCTTTCCGTGCGCTCCTGTCGCGGGCGCGCACGGGTGACGTTCCACCGCGGCAAACTCCACCGGTTCTCGCACCGTTACCGCGAGTAGGAGTCCCCTCTTGTCCACCACGACGGAGCCCGCCCCCGGCGGCTCGCCCGATACCACCGCCCTCGACACCTCCAGCGCAGCGCCTCTCGCCGATCCTCCGCAGCCGCCCAAGCCGCCCGCGTCAACCACGGCCACGGACGCCGACAAGGTCCGAATGACGCCGGCCCAGTTCAAGGAGCGACAGGAGGAGGCGGCCACCGCCGCACAGCGAAAGCTCCTCAAAGACCTCGGCTTCGAGAAGCCCGAGGACGCGAAGAGCGCGCTCGCCCGGCTCCAGGCACTGGAGAACGAGAAGCTCTCTGAAGGGGAGCGACTGGCCAAACAGCTCAAAGAGCTTCAGGCCGCCGTCGATTCCTCCAAGCCGCTCGCGGGCCTCGCGTCCGAAGCGGTGGGTGAGCTTCTCGCCACGCTCCCCGAGGCGCAACGCAAGGCGATCGAGGAAGAGGCGGGCGACAACCCCGCCGAGAAGATGCGCCTTGTGCGCATCATGCGGAAGCTCGCGCCCCCCGCGGCATCGCACGCAGCGGCGGACGTCGCAGCGGGCCAGTCTGCCGCAGCTCCGTCCACCACCACAGCGGCTCCACTGCCGCCCGCTCCCCCGGCCACGACTGCGCTGCCGCCGGGAGCGCCTCGCCAGAGCGCAGTCAAATCCAAGTGGGATCAATGGCAGGAGAAGGTCAGTCGCGGCGATAGGACCGCGGACCTCTTCTACACGATGAACGCGCGCGCGATCGAGGCGTCCAGGCCGCATTGATGCGGCACGCCTGACGCGCCGGTGGAGAACACATCATGGCTTCGATCAACCGCGGGACGTTGCCCGCCAATTTCATCGATTCGGTCAACAGCGGGATGCGGCTGCCGCAGCCGGAGCCGCAGTATTGCTTCGCGCAGATGGCGCTCGCTGGGCGCATCCGCGCCATGGCACTCGAAGCGCAGATGGAGGACGCCGCATCGTTCCTCCGGATGGCCGGCGGCGGCGAGCCCGTCCCGCCTGGTCTCGATCGTCTGATCCGCGTCGCCGACGCGCTGCCGGATGCCGTCATGGCGGTCGACAAGTTCGGCCTCGGACAGGGCGACACGATCAAGCTGCGGCGCAACATCTACGATGGCGGCGGCTACACAGAGGCGGACCGCGAAGTCACGCCGGACAAGCCGACCAGCACCACGGGACTCACCATCAAGATGGAGGAGGTGCCGATGGTGCTCAAAGAGTTCGAGGGTCCGTTCGGCGCGTCGGAAGTGCAGCCGTACGCGATCCGCGACTTCGATGCGCGGTACCGCGCGAACAAGGACGAGCTGGTCGGCCTCGTCAAGCACCACCTGTCGCGCGACTACATCAAGTGGCTCGACACGGTCATCCGCGACCGCTTCCGCGCCACCACGAACATCACGTATGCGGACGGCGTGCCCAACGTCCTCTCGTTCACCGCGGGCGGGGGTCACCACGTCAACCTGGACCTCATCACGCGAGCCCGACAGGCTGTCGCCGATCGCGAGTGGCAGCCGTTCGCAAACGGCCGGTACGCGCTCCTCGTGCCCACCGTGTTCCAGGTGCAGATGATCGGCGATCCCGACTACCGCGCTCTCGCTGCGCAACACCGCGAGCAGAACCCGCTCTTCACGTACCTCACCACGGCGCAGGACGTGGACATCTACGAGTGCTCGACGCTCAAGACCTACGCAGCGGGCGCGACCGTTCCAGGCGACGGCAACAACGTGCCCGCGGGCGCGACCGTCTACGAAGGCCTCCTGTTCGGGCCGGGTGGCCTCGGCATGGGCACGGGACAGCCGCCGATGTGCTACGACGCCGACGACACGAACTACGGCAAAGAGGCCAAGGTCATCTGGCGCGCTCTGCACGCGTTCCAGACGACCGACAACCGCGCGATTCAGCGCGTCCTGTTCCAGGCCTGAGAGGAGACCCAGACCATGGCATCCTCGGCACCCAACAAGGCGTTCGTCGGCCGCTCGGCCGCGATCCTCACCACCGGCGAGGTCGCGGGCGCAAGCTTCGACCTCAACAACGCGCACGAGTCGGCCGTCACCGTGGACCTCTCGTTCACGCTCGGCTCGCTCACCAACGTCATCGTCCGGTTCTACGCGAGCACGGATGGCGTCACGTTCGACCCGATCGCGTCTCCCGCGACCGTGGTCACCGAGACGCTCACCGCGTCGGCGGAGCGCTGCTACGTCCTGCCCTCGCTCGCCGGGTGGAAGTTCTTCCGCGCGACGGCGCAGGGCACGGGCACCGTGACGTCGTCCTCGTGCGCGTTCTCGTACCGCTACCTGAACCGCGGCTCGCAGGGCTGACCCCGAGATAGCCGCCGATGACCGCTGTTCTCACCGACCCCGAGATCGAGGCCCTGCGCTTCCATCTCGGGTACGGCAACATCGGCGTCGGCGGCTATCCGCACACCCCGGACGGCTACTTTGAAGCGTTCCGCGACGTCGTGGCGGAGTACCTCACCACGGCGGCGGAGACGACGGCCACGACGGCGATCACCGCGGGCGCTACTACCACCATCACGCCGGTCGCCATGACCGGCATCGCGGTCAACACGCGACTCTTGGTGGACGTCGGCGAAGATGCCGAGTTCGTGGTGGTCAAGAGCACCACGGCCACGACGTTCACGTCGAAGTTCACGATCGCGCACCCGGCGAGCGGCTACCCGGTTGCCGTCGAGAGCGGACTGGCTCGCTGCCGGTATCTGCTCCACCGCGCCACCAAGGCGTGGGAGAAGCTCACCGGCGGCAGCATCACCACGAGCGCCGGCCTCAAGAGCGTCGGCCGCGGCGCCGTCGAGTGGTACGGCGACGGCGCCGTCTACAAGCAGACGCTCGCGCACTACCAGGGCATCGTGATGCAGCTCTCCGACCTCGTACGAGTCGCCCCGCGATGGGTCAACGAAGCGGGCGACTCGAACCAACTGGAGGCGTACTGATGTCACTCCGCGACGACGTTCTACCCATCATCAACGATGGGTGGAGCCTTGCGGCGGAGTTCTGGTACACCACGTATTCGTTCACGGTGCGCACGCGCACGTGGAGCCCCGCCGTCGGCAACGGCACCGCGACGAACAGCGACCTCGTCATCGCGCCGCGGCCGCCCGTCAAGGAGCTTGCCGCGGGCCGGCGGTTCAAGGTCGGCCCCATCATCCCGGAGCACGGGACCGGCGGCTACACGCCGCAGCAACTCAACCCCGGCGCCTTCCTCGCGGAGGGCAATACGACGGTCGAGATCGTGCACCTGCTGACCGGCCCCGATGGTGTCGCGCGAGCTTGCCAGATTGTCGACTTCGACGCGAGCGATCCCGGTGAGTACCTTCTCACTCTGGAGATCATCGATCCGCGAGAGCCGCTGTGAGCATCCCCGACGAACGCACGAGCGCCGGGCAGACGCTCCCGCTCGCGTCGCCGGTCATCACAACGCCTCTGCGCGACCCGGTTGCGGTGGGCCTGTGCGACTTCCTCGCGTGGTGGCTCAACAAGGACATCAACGCGGCGCTCGCGGCGCTCGCGCAGTCCGCCGAGCGCTCCGCCGTCGCTGTGCCAGAGGGCAACCGTTTCCCCTATGACCACGGTGAATACTGGGTCATCAACCCGAAGCCGGCGCTGTACGTGTGGTGGCAGTCGGCGCGCGACGTGGAGTACACGCTCGTCCTCAACCGCCGCGTCTCGACTTACGGTCTGATGTACGTGACCAATGAAGTGCTGTCCCCGAATGGCACCAGCGACTTCTCCGGCATCATTGTCACGGCGGCGCGGAGTTTCTCGAACGCGTGCGACGCTGGTTTGCACAGCGACTATGCGTACGGCAGCGACGCGCACGGAACGCCCCTGTGGAAGAGTCTCGGCATCGCCGGGTGGCGCATCACGGAGATGCAGCACGGCCGCATGGCGCTGCGTCCGGCCGCTGGCGCTCGCTCGCGCGGGCAAGTAAGCGGGCACGTGGAGCGCTCGTTTCCGTGCCTGATGGGCGCGATCACAGTCACCGAGGAAGTTGCGCAACCGCAGCCGCGCGACCCCGAGGACGTCATGCATGACTGGATCGTGTCGATCCGCACGAACGAACAAGGCGACCTCGACAACACGGTGGAGATCCTGGAGCGGTACGCGCCCGGACCGGACGGAACAGAGCAAGAATGAGCGCGCGCACCAGCAAGACGCGAGTCGTCGGATACGCCTTCTGCGGCATGGACGCGTACGCTGCCGAGCGCATCCTTCGGGCGTGTTCGGCGGTGTCACAGTTCGATTCCTCCTCGCGCGGCGAGCACTTTGTGTGGTTCAACGGGCGACCGGGGGCGGTGCTCCGCGAGGCCAAGAGGCGTGTTGCGGCACTGGACGGCGCGCGGCCTGTGCGCCGCGTGAACGCCTGACAGGAGAGCAAGAATGAACATCGGACAGGCCATCACCCTCGCCCCCGAAGGGCTTGTGAACGCCCGCACCAAGCGGTTCGTGCCGAGCGGGGACCTCCACCTCGCGGGCTACTTCGTGCACTACGACGGCCGCACGTGGCAGACCGGCTGGACGCCGAGCGCCGCGGACATGCTGCGCACCGACTGGGAAGTGCTGCCCGACGCCGAGGGCCGCGCACCGGGCGAGCCGGCGGCCTGATGGCTGAAGCGCGCCGCGCGATCACGGTCGTTCCGTCCATCGCAGCTATCCAGACCGAGCGCGCGCCGCTCGTGGAGAAGTACTACTTCCCGCTCGACCGCCCGGTGCCGTTCCGCTTCGCAGCGGGCGACGCGACGACGGATGACGGCTGGACGGCGCTGGAATCAAGCGGCGGCCCCGCGGGGCGCTGGCTCGACATGCCCGAGGTGAGCCTCGGCGCGAACATCACCTTTTCGGCCGGCGCCGCGACGATCACCGTGGCTGGCAAGAAGCGTCGCCGCGTCGTGTCCGGTGCGCTCGCCACGAACAGCACCTTGACGCTCGGCACCACCGGCGCGCGCGCTGGCCACGAACTGCTCCTCTCGCTCCTCGACTCCGCGGCGTACACGCTCGCTGTGGTCAACGGCGGCAGCGGCGCCGGCACCCTCGCCACGAAGGCATCCGGTGCGATGCGCTTCGTGCACACCTACTTCGATGGGACGGACTGGGTCCTCCTCGACTCCCACGCGATCACCACATCCTGACAAGGACTGCCATGTTCCGCTTCCTCCTGGTTCGCGGCGTACGGGGCCAGCTCGTCGCCAACCCGCACGTCGACCCGCAGACCCGCCGCTTCCTCGGCAAGTCGCTCCCCGGCCCGCGGTGGGATGAGGGACCGCCCGACCCCGAGACCGGCAAGCCCCGCTGGGCGCGCTCCGAGGTCATCGAGGAGGCCGTGCAAGACACGCCCGACGGGACGCTCCGGAAGGCCGTCAAGGGCGGCGGCATCGTCCTCCTGCGCGAGTGCGTCGCCGCGAACCTGGAGGCCGCGCGCAAGGCCCTGCAACCCGTCAAGCCGGCCCCTGTGGCCGTGGAGAAGTGACCCATGGCCAACATCGGATTCCCCCTGACGGGCGTCGACCCGTTCGACCCCACGCCCGGCAACATCCGGGAGATTCGGTTCGCGCAAGGCACGGACGGCGGCAGCGGCGGCGAGCGCACCGTCATGATCGTCGCCAACAAGACCAGCGCGGGATCGGAGACGGTCAACACGATCGGTACACCGATCCAGGATCTCGCGGACTGCTACACGCGGTTCGGCCGGCGCTCGGAGATGGCGTGGATGTACCGCATGTTCGTGGCGGTCCCGCAGACGGCCACGATCTACGGCATCGCGGCAGCGGAGCACGGCAGCGGCACCGCGGCGAGCAAGGCGTTCACGTTCGCCACGGTTGCGAACGGGGCCACCAACCTCGTGATCGAGTGGGGCGGCTTCAAGCTGTACGTGCCGGTTGCCGACGGCGACACGGCCATCACGCAGGCCGCGAACGTTGTGCTCGCCCTCACCGACTGGGAAGAGGGCACGATGCCGTTCACATCATCGGTTGGCGGCCCCGGGTCTGAGCATATCCTCACGATCGTTTCCGCCGGTCTCGGGCCGCGCTACGACCTCGTGATCGACCGAATCCGGATGACGTACCAGCAGAGCGTCGCTACCACGATCTCCGTCGGAGCGCTCACGCAAGGCACGAACGAAGACGACCACACGACCGCGTACACGGCCATCGCGAACCAAGGGCCGTTCTACTACATCGTCAGCCCGAAACACACGACGAGCGCTCCGTCGCCGAGCGACAACGGCATGGGCGAGGGCGCCCTGATGGTCGCGACACAGGCGCTCCCGACGAACGGCAAGAGCCAGCAGATGATCTTCGGGTTCGTCGGCAACAGTTCGCAACTCACCACCGTGTGCACCGCGCTCAACAACGTCCGTTGCAAGGTGTACTGGGCTGGCGAGAACAACCCCTGGACACCTGGCATGATCGCCGCGCACGCCGCAGCGATCCAGCGCTCGCAGGAGCTCGCGCACCCGGGCGCCAACCTCACCGACTACACCGCGAGCGACACGACGGTCTGCCTGTTCCCGGCGCCGTACGATGCCGCGGATCGCCCGACGCCCACCGAGGTGCGCACTGCCCTCAACAACGGCGGCAGCGTGATCAACTTCAACCGGTTCGACAAGCCGTTCATCCAGCGATCGATCACCACGCGCTCGCTGCAAGGCAGCGCGAACGACTACCGCGCGCGCGAGGGGCACATCGTCAGCGCGACCGACTACTTCTACGACAACGTTTATCTGCCGCGGCACCGCGCGACGATCCAGCCGTTCATCGCGAGCGATCCGGTGCAAGGCGAGAAGCCGCTCGCGAACGTGCAGTACCCGAATGCCGCCGTGGCTCTCATGCGCGACGCCATCGCCGACGCGTCGGGGCCGTTCATCGGCGGTGCGCCGCTCCTCGATCCATCGCCGCAGGTGCTCGCCAAGTCTCTCGCGAGCGTCGCCGTGATCGAACTCGCCGACGGAACCTCGCTGCGAGCCGACATCGCAGCGGTTCGCCACAACCTCAAGAGCCAGCGCCTCATCAACGAGGTCGGCCCGGCCTACTGACGGAGTGACCGATGGCTCTCGATCTTCACGACCAGATTTACTGCTACTTCAACGGCAAGCTCCTCGTCACCGTGACGGGCATCGATACGACGCTGCAAGGCGACGACCAGACCGTGATGACGATCGTCAAGGGGTTCGCCGGCATCACGCCGAGCCCCAAGACGCGCATCCTCACGATCGACAGCGTGGTGCCCGCCACATCCGGCCTCGAAGGCGAGATGGAGAAGGCGTACCGCGACTCGATCGAAGTCGAGTTCAAGCTGCAATTCGGCGGCAGCGGCAAGAAGCTCATCACCAAGGGCTTTCTCGGGCCGGTCAACGTCAAGAGCGCTGTCGGGCAGACCACCACCGTCAGCACGACGTTCACCGGTACGCCCGCCATCTTCGAGTGACGTACCCCGGGCCGCCCAAGCACATCGCGCCGGAGCGCCTGTTCCGGCTCTTGCTCGGGCGGCCCCGCCCCGTTCTGCCGCTCGACCTGCGCCTCGACTGCGCGCCGCGCGTGGCCCTCTCCGTGCGCGCTCTGACGCCGTGGGAGGACGAGTCGGCGCGCGACGTCCCGCCCGACCTTCCCATCG